GTCTTTCATGCCCACGACGCTACGTTGTGGATTAAGGAAGACGAACAATAAAGGAGTGTTTAAATGCCATTTTTCGTAGTGTGGGCCATCTTTGTTGTACTAGCTATCGGCGGTTGGATTGCCAACATCGTTAAGCTTGTCGCTAACATCGGCAATTTCGATATGCTGGAAGTAATGCGCTGCATTGGCGTGATCGCTGCCCCACTGGGCGCTGTTCTCGGCTTTGTTTAATTTGAAGAGGAAGTAATAGGATGACTAAAGAAGTAGTATCGGTATCGTTCGGCAAGCACACTGCCTCCATCGACAAAGACCTGTTCGTGGCCCGCGTGGAGTACGCTATGGGGGAACTGCGAGCGGAACATGCAGCGAAGGAAGCTACTAAGAAAGCCGCTGGCGAATTCAAGGACACTGTTGAGGCTATGGCCTTGACGTTCAAGCTGCCAAAGGCTGAACTGTCCAAGTACCTGAAAGCACGTTTCGAAGATTCGTTGCCGAAGGAAGAAGACGACGACAAGCTGACGGGTACTGAGGTTGCTATCGAACGTGGCAATCTGTACACTGTTCTTAACGAATCGCTGGAGGGTTAATCAATGGGTATGCTGACTAAACCAGAAATTGCCCAATACATTGACCACTACAACGTCTACAAGACGCTGCCAGTGGAAGTGATGGAGCAACTGTTTGCCGCTGCCGTTGTTGTAGCTGCTATGGCCGATCCATCAGGAAAGGTAATGTCTGACCTCATGGCGGAACCAGCCCCGGCAGAAGCCAAGCCTAAGCGTACCGCCAAGAAAGGCGAGTAATAAAAAAGCCCCTAGCCTTTTCAGGTTAGGGGCAAACGTCTACCACGACGAAATCAATCTGTGATCGGCTGGGCCTTAGCCAGCAAATCAGTCTTCACGCTGCTACCGTGCGTGCTACCGTAGTAGTATCCAACAACGCCAATCCAAGCTGTTCCCAGCGAACCTAGCATCAGGTTCAAGATGTCACGGCTTCCCGCTGGCACATCTTGCAACAGCAAGAATGCTAGAATTCCAAAGAACCCGGCTGTGATGATGTACGCCAGATTACGTGGCGTCTTATCCTTTACATCCATTTCCCGCTTGCGGGCAGAGTCCCGGTCATCGGTAGCAAGCTTCTCTAGTGCTTCGATGTTTTCGAAGCCTAGCTGAGCCATCTTTTCCGCGTGGGTCTGGTCAGCAGCCTTCAAAGCTAGAAGCTGATCGGGCGTAGCCCCGCTAAGAGCCGCTACAAGCTGTTCTTGCTTGCTGTCCGTGGTTCCGGTAGTCTTGATTCCAAAAACGCCTTCTAGGGCCGCTACAGCGCTTCCTGCGAGGGGTCCAGCCATTGTGGTAGCGATGGCTGGAGCAAGCTTGGTCAGAACATTACCCAAGTCTTTCAATTCCATGACATTTCCTTATCATGTAACCCGGTTTTTGATCCAGCCATAGAAGAAATTTTCGTTAGCAGGACGGGTCTTAGTGATTTCAATATAGCGTGCACCCTGCATAATGTTGAGGGTTTTCATCAGTACAGCTTCACCATCCTTGCCGCGTTTGGCGAGGAATGCGGCGAGTGCCGAAAGAGTTTGCTTGCCGATAATACCGTCTGTCGGAACGTCCGCGTAGTCGGCTTGTTCCCGGTTAAGCAGGTTTAGTGCTTCCTGAATAAGCGGCTTGGCGAAGTTGACGCCACAGTTAACCGCCGTGTCACATAGCTCTGCTGCTACAGCCGGGGATAGAATGTCGATCTGGTCAAAGTGTGGCTCTAACCAATATCGATTGAGGTAGATTTGGCGGGCAACTACTACAGGCATTTCTTTCATATTACCGTGATAACCGTTTGCACGAGCTACCACGGCAGTAATGCCCCAATTGGTTTCCCCGCCAAGGTCTGACGAATCGTTTGTGTAGCCTTTTTCAGCTTCCAGAATACCGTCAATAACCTTGTCGATATTTGACATTCAATTACTCCCTATCCATTTTTGAATCGAGCTTACTATCCATCTTGTCGAATCGATGATTCACTGTGGATACCAAGCTCTCAAGCGTTCTATTTAGCGTGTCGTATGCACGGGTAGATTCACTCTTTGTTGTGTAGTTTTCAGCCGTGTGCAGTCTGTGCGCTGCAATCTCACTTTTAGCCGCCTTAACATCGTTAAAAATTACAACGCACCAGCCGGTTACGGCCAATTGAAGGAGTCCAAGGACATACTTCAAAGCTTCCATTTCCATTCCTAAATCTCCTAGAGTGTGTGTGATAATTGCCATCATGGCTTTAGCGCCAGTAGCGTTGTTCCTGTGATGTGACCTAGCTCATTGAACTGGTCACGCCCAGCGGCCCGCAGAATAGCAGCGGTTAGTTCGTAACAAAACCACGAATTTTCCGCTGTCCAATTCCTATCCGGGTCTAGTAGGCCGAATGCCCCTCCCCAGTCATATTTCTTGCCGACTTGTGTTCTTCCGTACGCAAGTCCTACTTCTGCATTCGGCACTTGGTAATAGACCGTTTTAACAACGGTCAATCCTTTCATAGCTACATCTGCTTTAGAACGCCGCACTTTATGCAGCATATTAGCTTCAATGTAGTAGTCACCGTCTTTTACCAGACAGTGAGAGGATTCGGCCAAAGATAGACGGCTGCGTGGAATTGCCCAGCGAATCAACAATGAAACCGGGTTCCACTTACGCTTAGTAAAAATTACGGTGATTGTTTCCACTTATTTAAACCTCTTCGATTTCGATTGTGGCGTTATGTCTATTAAAATAAGGCGTACCCATTACAGGGGATGCAACAAGTTTGCCATACAATTGATGTGCCTGTTCCAAGGACACATCCGGGTCATTTGGATACATGCTAATGAAGATTGGTCTTGCTAGGCCATTACCCCAAAGGATGTTCCACATTTTTACACGGTCAACCTCGTCCAGAGACGGCAACGAGAATGATTGCTTACGGTACTTCGTACCTGTGTCTGTTAGCTGGTCCCCTGCGTCTGTTCGGAAGTGCTTGCTTGTATCTGTTACAGTCAGCGTAGCGCCTTGCTCTGCACCAATCGTAGGCTCCCAATAGCTTCCAACCACAAGCCGGCTTACCTCAAGGTAGCCAAACGTGTTGGTCGAATCGCTTAAGTCAATTACTATCTTCTTAACTGACGCCGGGTTGTTAATCCATGCCCGACCGTATGTACCTCCCCCGTACGCAAAAGCGTTGACGCCTAGCGAGTCGCTACCCCAGCCCCAAAGACCCAACGCAATTGCTGGGCAGGCGTTGATAATCCCCGTGTCAAAGATTGGGTCTGTATCTGCTAGTTCGATGTAGCCACGTACCCGGATAGTAGATTGCGAGGTAAAATTGCAAAACGGGAGAATAACGCCCGCTACAACCTCGTTCTTGGCCCACGTTAGCGTCAAACTGGCCGTAGTGTCTGTGGACCTCCACACTGCGCTTTTAATGTCTGTTAGCATATTACTTGCTACCAAACTTCCAGCGGTACTAGAGGCCGTTACTACAGACCTGTCCGCTGCGTTGTTGTAGATTACTCTGATATTCTTTGCCATATAGAACCTTACATATATTTGCTTAGACTTCCCAATCCGCTGATCCAACTATGCCGCTCGCTGTTACGCTATGACCTGTATTGTCTGTTACAATACATTGCAAAGTCACAGAAAAGCTGCCAATAGCGTTTTTTGTAAACCCTTTTGAAAGCAAACAACTGGCACTAGTGGCATTGCTAAGGGATGGTGCTGGCCCACTGTTGACTGCTGTAATGCTCCAAGAGTAAGTGAAGCCTCCACTTCCACCTGTAACTGTTACACTTGGTGATGCCGTAGCAGTACCTGCGGAAGCGCTACTATAAAACTGGGAGTCGTTATGGCCTGTAACGGTCATAGGAGTGTATGAACTTTTACCCCACAAATTAGACATACTAATCGTACCAGACGCTACACCCGCAAGGCTCCTGACACTAGAGTCATTCAGTGAGATAACGCTGTTGCTTGCTTTACCCTGCTCAGTGTTTACTTGGCTCATGCTAATTGTGCCGCTTGCTGGGAGCGTCATGCAAGCTCCCTTGCAATAGCCGCTACGCTATTCACAATCAAATTAAACTCCTGCTCAGCTTCTGCAATCGTAGTGGAGTTCTTAATCCTGTATTTATCCATTCGGAGTTCTGCAAGACTTGACAGTGCGGCACGGAGATTATTAGCTTGAGATAGCACCACATCAGCGGCAATTTGGTAGCTTAGACCAGCGCTGTCTGCGAACGAAGTCACCCACACAGTAGGATCGCCAGAGTAGCCAGCATTCTTGAATGCTAGGGCCGCAGCCTCCCTCGCTTCGTACTCCATTTGAAAACGGGTGAATTGGTTATAAACGGACGCTACATTAACGTCAACCTGTGCCATCCATAGCGTCTTCTTTTCATCGTCCGACAAGACAGGAGGCGGTGATGGAATATATACAGGCGTCTGTTTGATACCAATAAGATTGTCCAGATGTACGTAGATGTTTCGCTCTCCAGCAATCTCACCACAAATAGCAATAAGCTCTTCCTCAGTATAGCCGTCCTCGGATGCAGGGGGCGGGTAGCTACCGATGTCAATGACATCTTCATCTACTGTGTTCCCAATATCATCTGATACGGTGATTTTGAACGAGATTTCAATTAGAACGTTACCACCCAATGTTGGCGAAACATCGGTGATAGAGTACATGTTACTCATTAAACACCCAACCTTTCCATCAAGAGCTTAATAAGCTCCCCTTGCTTGTTTACTTGTTTGCGCAGTTCGATTACCTCTTTCGCCAACTCAACTGTAGCCACCGCTGCCGCTGCACCGTAGTTAAGGCTCAAATGTCCAGAACCACTCTCTACAGATACAACCTCTGGAATAACTTCTTTTACAGCTTGGGCAGAAAGTCCCGCCTGCGTTTCGCCACTATCAATACGATCATAGATGCCGTATTTAACTTTGGACCACTCAATCAAGAATGTCGGCTTAAGCTTTCTCCAGTTGGTTTTTAGCCTTTCGTCAGAAAAGGCAGTAACGTTACCTGCAAAGACTACGTCCCCGCTTACCGGATTAAGAACCATCCTACCTGCCGCTGCGGACCATCCTCCAATTCGGAAAATGTTGTCTGAGTCAAGGCCCATATTCAGGCCATAATTACCTGTGCGGAGGAATGAGATAATTGCG